GGGCAACCGACACAGCCGTGACGGTTTAGATTCCACGGGGCATCGTAATACTTCGAATATGGTAGTCCATAGTAGTGAATGTATTCCCACACACCAGCTTCCGTCCATCCAAGAATAGGAAGAATATGTATTGCTCCCTTCATCCACTTGCGTGTATCACATTGCTCAGGTTCGTAATCTTTCCGGTTCTGGCTTTCCGAAGCCCTCATCCCTTCAATACTTCTCTTACCAATACCATAGCGTTCTTTTAACACTTCACAGCAGAACCGCCGAAGTCGTGACGGAAAACCTTTTTCCTCAATCAGTTTAAAGAAAGATTTACCCGGGTGCATTATCTGCACTTGTGGATAGTTCCTCTTTATGAAGCTGATTGTTCCCGGTGGGTCTACGGTGGTATTTGCATAGATTGCATTGAATTTGATACCAGCACGTTCGGCAAGGTTAAGAATAACTACGCTATCTTTCCCACCAGAAAAGCCAAGATTTAAAGGTTCGTCACGCTCCATGCTACGAAGAAAGTCTATGGCTTGCCGAATTTTAAGGTATAGCTCCCAACTTATGCTCATTTCAATATCGTTATTGAATTATTCTACAAATACACTCAACTAATAGCACGAAAAAAGTAATGACAAAAAGAGATTTCCAAAACCTTATTCTCTTTTTATTTCTTTCTTCTGATTTCCTGTAAATTTTGTCAAATAGCTTTTGGCAATTGTCTTTATAATGCTCAAATTTCTCTTCAACATAACCTGCAATGTCATCAACAATGGCATACTTTATCTTTTCTGGAACAGACATTGGATAGCCCCTTTCACTATAATTCCCTTCTGTTATGACAGAATGACCTACAAGTTCTTCCACACCTCTTATCCTAAATTCCAGTTTGATAGGATTCATACCATCATTGAGATAGTTCCTGAATTTCTTTTCGGCAAGTTTTTCTATTTTCTCACCATTCATTTTTGCCATTCGTTCTATTTTAAGAAAATATTCTTCATCCACAACATAGGCGGTTGAATTAAATTTATATCTAAACTTTATTTCGCTCATTTCTGATTTGTTTTTAATTAAATGATTACCATAACATCACGCTCACGGACAAAGATTTTATCTGTCACATAGTATGCTATGGCATTATTTTCTGCATCTCTTAATAAGTCTTTTTTATTTATCCGATAATATGCATTAGTATGTTCAGCGTAAACCATCACTTCACGCACGCTTTTTAAATCATCCAAAAAAGACTGTGGATTGTACTTCTTGATTTTCTTAATGCTCATTTCTATATTGTTTTACACCATCCATTATCTCCATTCCATTCCCACATTATTCTACCCTCAGCATTGGCAACAACACACAATTCACCGTATTCTCCATTATTAGCACTGCCGCAAACTTCTTCTGCCGTTCCGGAGAGAAGAATAAACTTCGACCAATCGGGCACAATGTAATTGATATTTGCATCAAATTCATTCATAAACCGAGAAATACGACTATCTAACAGATGATAAATTGAGTTTTCTGTATGCGCCTGCCTTAACAGGTAATCTATCTCACGCAATCGAATTTTATCTTTCTTGATACTTACACGAATATCATGCATTTTCTTATCATTACTAACTGCTTGCAAGCGCTCACGCTTTTGGTCAATAGAACTAATAATAGTTTCTCTTTCTCTGATCATATCGTCTTTAGAAAGACTAATGATACTTTCTTTATATTTTTCTGCAAATGTCTTCATCATAAATATTGAGTTTGAAAATCACCTTTAATAACCTGTTTTACGTTATTTAGTAACCTTCTCTAATTCCTTAAAATTGCGGCTAACTGATTCAGGAGTCCACGGAGTAATATCACTAAATTCTTCATCAAAGATATATTCGTAACCATCCCAATTATCTACACCGCACGCTTCTAAATTATTTAGTTTCCTTTCAGCTTCTAGTAAGCTAATCAGTTTATCTTCATTAACAATGTACTGTTTCATGTTTAATTCATTATGCAGGGCTTACGCCCTGCTAATTATTTTTATAGAATGTAGCAACAGTAGTTAATATACGGTTACAAGATTCTCTATTTTGAAACTTCTAAATTCTTGCTTGTCAATGTCGAAGTAAGAAAGGGTCTTGTAACTAGGCTTTGCGATACGTTTGCCATTGTTCGTTGCACCGGTAGGAACATTTGTAAGGGTGCCAATTGCATAGCGGATACTGCCATCCACTTTCTCATAAGCGAATTTAACTTCACCGCTTCTCATTCTCTTTGCTAACCGATACAGCTCCCACGCTTTTAGCAAACAATATTTCCAACTCTTTTTTGTAGTAGAAAGCAAGTGATGTGCATACTTCATCACTCTAGTTCTAAAATTTGTTTTTGTTTCCATAATTCTCTTTTTTGGTTTGACTTTTATGTTATTTGGTATTACAAATATAGCTAAAAGTTATGTAATAACATAACTTTTCAAAAATTATTTTTCTTCTGAGACCTTTTTAAAACGTTATTTAACTCATTAATAACTAATCTCTTGAAGCAAGAACTTCCGACCGGAAGAAATACGACTCCTAACAGTGCCAACCGGTATGTTTAAGATTTCACTTATCTCATCATAAGAATATCCTTCAGCATAATACATTACACTGTCCATACAACACGTCTTCTGCGCACATCGACTAATAGCTAATAGCAGTTCATTAAACAATATGGATTCATAAGTATTATCAAGTGATATACTTTCCTTAACTGAATCATATCCGGTAAAGTGAATAAGGGAGTTTCGATTATAGCGAGTTATGTAAGTATTCTGCATGACAGCAATACACCAGGGTTTCATTGGCTTAGAACAATCAAACTTATCTTGGTTCTGAAGTATCTTATATACTGTGTCACCAGCCAAATCCTCAGCATCCTGAATAGATGAACAAAACCTTTTAGCTACACGAAATATCCAGGGATATATCTCTAATAAAGACTGTTCAAAACTCATTATTGCCCCCCCTGATTATGTGTAAATTATTCCCATTAAGACATTGCTCAACGTATTTCCGATGAATAACACTCTGTTCATACATCTCTTGAGCAATGCGCTCTACTGAATCAATAAGAGTATCTACCTCTCTAGGGGGCAAAGAGGTGATTAGATTTTTCACTTCGGATAATTGTAGGTTTATCCGGTCACACTTGTTTTCTAGTGTTCGCAGTTTTAACAATAAATTACAGTATAAATATTGATTTATACAACATGCTCCGTTCTTTTTATTCATATAAAAGTCGTTTGTGATTCTAAAAAGGAATTACTAACGACTGCATAAAAAATTCGTTGCAATTAAATATTAATTGAATTAATACGAATATATAACAATTTACTATACCTGTCTTTTTCGAATTAATATATCAATCTCTGCTTGGTGAACTATGTTTGCATATACAGCAGCATTAATTATCCGGGAATCAATATTCATTTTAAAGTAAGTCATAAGAAAGGCTATTTCAGTATCAAATGAAGAACGGATTTGTTCAGGAGTAGCCCTTTTATCTTCTCCCTCTTCTTTCCGTCTCTCTTCGTTCCTCTTTTGCTCGAAGATGGCAGAACGAAGCATATTATCTATTTTAAATATTAGCTGTTCTTCGGACATATTCCGGGTATCTACATCAAACAGTTTTAGAACTTCACGAACATCATCAAAGCAATTTATAGAAATGAGGGTTTGACAAATGCGAAGGCTTAATAACCGGGCGCGTTCCTTTACCAAATCTTCTTTATCAAGTACAAGAGCTTTCATACCGGAAGGATTAACAATGTTCCTGTAATCTACAATCAACTTTGTGGCTCTCTCCTTAAGTTCTTCTTTGGTTACCTCTTCGCCATTAAATAGTAAACAATTATAGTTTCCACAGGACAACTCTATAAAATCATTCAGTGGTATTTGGTTTAACCTCTCTATCATATCTATTTCATTTTAGATAACATATACATTTCAAATTCGCGGTTACTAGCATCCTGATGCTGCATTCTCATAGTTTGCAATAAAAGAGCATTAGTTTTGTCGAGTCTCTTTTCTAACCGGGAATAATCATTAAAAACAATGGTATTACTTGAATCTGCTGAACTAAAGTATGACGGTGAGAATGTAGGCAAATCCCAATCCGGGAAATCAAAACTAGAAATATCAACCTTATCAACATCGGGGAATACTTGCGCTCCTTTGGGGATATCCACTAATGTAGGAGTATCAGGAGTAATCCACGCCTTTCCGGAATACATGATAACTTCATGCTTTCCGCCATCTCCTACAAGTGCAGTACCACCACGATGGCCGGCAGAATCTTTCGTACCTTCTACATAAGAAGGAATAGGAGTTGCGAGAATGGTTGCAACCTGAATAGCACCTAAAGCACCAATTACAATGGATAAAGGAATATTCGGTAATGCTTCAGTTATGGCCAGTGCAGTAGCTATTCCAGCTTGAGCAATACTCGTTGCTTTTTCCCAAATAGCTTGTTTGCGTGCCATTTCTTGTTTTTGCTTTTCAAGTTCGGCATTTTTGGCTTCTGTTAAAGATTTAGCCGCACGCTTCCGTGCTTCTGCGTCTTCCTCCGAAATAGCGCCTGATTTTGCTAGTTTATCAACTCGCTCAACATCCTTATCATATTTCTCCTCGTTGGCATCTTGCTCTTCCTCTATCCTATCAATTTGAGCGTCATAGAGTGTAGAGGCAAGATTTCCAATAGCTCCTACTGCTTGAGAAGCTGTTTGCAGCCATTTTTTGAGATTTTTTTGACGCTCTTTTAATGCCTTATCATCTGCTTTAGTAACTTTTTGGATAGCACTTATCTGCAATTCTGCTTCTTTTTTAGCAAGGGCAGCTTTCAAAGCATACAACTGGGTGACAATCTTAGTACGTTCTTCAGCGGTAATATTCTCAACCGTTAATTCTAGTTCCAAAGCTTCAATAGCTGCTTCAGTTGTTTTACGTGCATATTCTAGCTGTAAATTGTATTCCTCTATCGCATATTGTTCTTCTGTTATTAGCTTAGAAGCTAACTTCTTTTTAAGAGCGAGCGTATCCATAACATACGCTACGTCACGTATTTCTTGTTCATGAGCTGCATTTTCAGTAATCTGTAATATTTGCTCTGAAGCATACTTCCCGTAAGTTTCTTGCTTTTTTCTTGCGTATTTTTCATCTATCAGAATCACATCTTCACCTGTTTTTTCAGCAGCAGTGATTTCAGCTTCACACTGAAGGTCTAATTGCCGTAACTTTAAGTCTAATTCTTCCTTAGAGCCTTTTTTGACGATGGAAAGAGCATTATCCACATCTTTCTTTTCACGATCAGAGTTGTACTTGATTGCATATTCATCTAGCTTCTCCTGCATTTCTTGTGCCAGGTTCTGACGAGTAGCAATTTCTTCTTTACTATAACCTTTGACAGCAGCCATTTTCTTAGAATAGGCAACACCTATTTTAGCCAATTCTTTCTCTAAGCCTTCATCCATGAGGGCGAGCTCCGACTCTTGATAGGTTTCCTTAATCTTTTGTTTTTCCTTAGCAGCTTTCTCCAGTTCACGTTTTTCTTTATCAGTTAGATTTTTGGTACCGTTGACCTTATTAGTATGTTCTGAAATATAATCTTCTTCATATGCTTCCACATTTTCAAGGATATACTTATATTTTTCACTACTTTTTTCAGCTTCAGTCCACATTCCAAACTGCATATTCCTACGTTTTTCATAGTCAGATAAAGAAACACCGGATTGAGCACGAGTAAACATATTGCTATCATGCATCGCTTTAGTAGTACGTTTATAATATAATTCGGCTTCATCTGCTGTCTCATTATATTTTGTAATTTCCTGGTTCAAATATTCTTTCTTTTCATCGACTGCTTTTCGGAATGCTTCATTAGAATCCATACCTGAATCCATATATCCTTGCCAAGCCTCCTTTATTTCATTTATATACCTTTCTTCAATCTTGAACTCGGAAGAAAGTTCCCTTTGATTTCTAATTGCATTCTGTATTGCTTCCTGTTCCTTTTCTTCCAATGGCTTAAACTGTTCTGCTGTATTACGAACTCCACGTGCAAGAAAATCCAAAACACTTTTCATTGTTCCTCGTGAGTTATAAAAAGTCAACATAAGAGCTTCCCAAGCGGAAGATAAAGAGTGAATAGAACCCTTTACATTGTCTTCCATAGTATGAGCCATATCAGCAAGCTCACCATCAACACCAGTTATTTGTTCTCTTAGAGGAACGATTTTATCGGCAGCAGTCAAAAAAGCATTGAAAGCTGCAACACTACGTTTGTCAGTAAGTTCAAGGGTAGTGTTCAAATCAACACCTTGCTCTTTTAGTTTATTCAGCCCATCTACCAGTTCAGGCAAAGTACGAACGGGCTTACCCAGCGCTTTTGATAATTTTCCTGATTCATCAGCCAAATTAAGAAATATATTACGTGTAGCAGTGGCAGACATTGAAGCATCAAAACCGGCATCTGCTAATTTCCCCAATAAAGCCAAAGTATCTTCAATACTAAAATTGAAGGCTTTTGCAACTGGTCCTACAATAGGAAGTGCAGTAGCAAGATATGAAAATGATAATGCACTTTTCGAGGTGGCAACAGCCATAGCAGATACATAACGTTCGGTTTCACGAGTATCTGCATTGAACATTCTCAATGCAGCTCCTGACAACGAAGCAGCTTCCCCCAACTCTGCACCAGTAGCTTGCGCAAAACGCAAAACAGATTCAGTTGCATCTAAAATTTCCTTCCGGGTAAAGCCCAATTTTGCTAATTCAATTTGAAGTTCAGTCGCTTCAGAAGCCGTATATTTAGTTACAGCGCCCAATCGTTTTGCATCAAGAGTCAATTCTTTGATTTGGTCAGACGTAGTTCCTAAAATTGCAGAAAGCCGACTATTAGCATATTCAAACTCAACAATACTGCCTACACCTTCTCGAAGTTTTGTAAAAAGAGCAACTACACCGCTAACAACAGCTTGGGCACCAATATAACCGGCAGCCCATCCTTTCAAGCCAGCACTAACCTGGTTTAATCCAGGGGCAAGCTCTGTATTGAGCATTTTTCCAGTATTCCTTGCAATAATTCCCATATTTTGCATAGAATTATTGCTATTCTTTATCTCAACCCAAGCAGCCTTTACTTCTTCTCGATATGCTCCAATAGTCATTTTCTGTTGAGTATACCGGTCGGAATTACGTTTTATGTAATCGGTATTGATTCCGATTGTAGAATTGAGACGAGCAAGAGTACGAATATAGTTTTCATCTGTATCTTTCAGTACATCAACCGCTTTTTGTAGCTGCTTGTTTACTTCTTTAGCCTGGGATCGGCTATGTACTTCCTGATTAGTTAGAGAAATAGCACTCCGGATAATCCTTAGCCGTTCCTCTTCTGATAAAACAGCTTTTCTACGTGTAGAATTACCTGTGTTTTGGGCTTTTGTCAGATTTACTTCCGCTTTAGCTGCTTTTTCCAAAGATGTAGCATTGTCCGAGCTCGCTTTAGTAAGTTTCTTCAGTTCAGCAGCAGACAACTTCTCTACATTCAACTTTTCCTCTATCTTCTTGCTGACAGTTTGAGTAATTTCAGACTGTTTTTTAAGAGCTTCGGTTAATTCAGCGGATGCAGAGTTAGCTGTTTTAACTTGAGTATTATACAATGTACCTAACTTCTCCAAGTCAGCAACTCCTTCGACATTCAGCTTTAGCCCTTTAGCCAATTCCTGTGCCGCGTGAGTATAGTTAGCCCTGACACGCTCAATAGTGTTATCAAGTTCTATCAACTTCTGTAAGTCACTCTCATCAACGAAATCTTTTAATTTTAATTCAGCCATATTACAGATAATGTCTATATTCTACAATCTTTCCTTTTATCTCAACTCCGATTTTATCAAAAGCATACGTTCCATCTTCCTTCTGATAAACTACATACATACAGCCATCCAGGATGGCCGCTTTTTTTGCAAGGTCACTGACACGTTCCAGTTCACTTTGCATTTTCTTTATCTCGCAGCTACAAGCCATTTTTATCTATATCCACATTCAGAGAAGAAGCGTTCCATCCAGAGACGGAGATACATAATACTGAAATACTCTTTAGCTGTATCTCCAACTCCTAATATCTGCTCGCCATACTTTTTCTCAATAGAAGTACCGTCCGTGAAACCTTTCGTTGAGAAACGAAGCCCGGAATCAATTCTATCGGCAAATATGCTATCATAGAAAGTACCGGTGATAAAAAGGTTTGGAACTTCAACTGGACGCGGTGGTAGATAGAGTTTTTCACCTCTCAACGGTGGAGTTATCTTCTCTTTCCAACGTTTATACTGTTCAGCACGATTTTGCCATGGACCGGGCTCATTGAAATAAGTATCAGTATCATAATCAGGATTCAAAAGGTGTTCAGTACCGTCCAAACCTGAATATAGCTGTTCCTGAATACAGTCTACAAGTACATTCTTATGCTCTTCCATACACTTGACTACTTCTTCCTTGAAACCGGAAGCAATAGAATGAACAACCCTATATAATTCGTCAAAATCCGCCATGTAGTGAAAATAAAACGGGCCGGGCTGCAATTACACCCCAGCCTGTTGGTTATTTAGTTATCGTATCATACACTTCGGAGAGCTTCTTCTTGCGGTCAGCTTCCTTCAATCCCTTCCACACGACTTTAATGTGTGCGTTAATAAACTCTTCCTTCGTCATACTCTTTACAGCAGCTTCGACGAACGTAACGTTATCTACTTTCATGCTATCTGCTCAATACCTTTGATTCCTTTCTCAAACAACACAGAAGGAGCTTTCAACGAAGGAACCGC